CCTACGTTTCAGGAGACATTCGGTTCTCAGGACGATCAGCCGTACAACTCCACATCGTCATTCAACATGTGGGACATGTCGCAGAAGGCTAAGAAGGCTGCCGCATATTTGCGCAACACAAATCTGGGGAATGCCGCTTTTGGTGGCCGTCCCTTCGGGAAGTAGGGGTCATGCACAGGGATGGTTCAACACCGAAGAAGGTTCAGGCCGGTCAGGTTCTGGTCACCAGCATCAAGCGGGGCAGCGGGATCGGTCATGTCGGTTCGCAGTCGCGCAGCGGCGCCCGTAGGGCGCTGCGTGATTGAGGTGGCGCCAAAGAAACCGCGTCGGCCCCGGTACTAACGATGCCGTTGAAGCGCGGCAAAAGCCAGAACGCTATTTCACAGAACATTGGCAGGCTGATCGGTGAGGGCTCCCCCCGGGATCAGGCTGCCGCCATTGCCTACGATTATTCCAAACGGTCTAACAAGGGGAAGAAGAAGTGAGCAACATGTTGGAGCGGGCTGCGTGGACTTTCACGCAGGCTTTCTTAGCGGTGTTCGTTATCAGTGATTTGGCTTCGGCCAAGACGGCTGTGGTTGCAGCGGTTGCAGCGGCTCTGAGTGTCGTGAAGACGTACGCTCAGGAGAAGGTGGTCGGGTAACGTGGAAGACCCAGAGGTTGCATGGGCACAGTTCAGCACGGAGCACGCGTATGTGGAGGAAGAAATCTACGCTGAACTTCAGGAGACAGCCCATTTGTTTGACACGGACGACGGGATCCACGCCAAGTGGTCACCGGATGGCCTGCTGGGGATGCTGCTGGTGTTCGACCACGAAGAAGCGGAGCACCTGTTGGCAGCGTTTTATGCTGGCATGGATGGTGTGAACGATGCGCAGCAGGCGTTTGCCGTGTGGGTCGGGTCACTCATGGGGCTGCTTCGTCAATGTATGGAAGGTTCGGAGTCCTAACCCTTCCCGCAACCATTGCACCACACCGGGGGATTCTGACAGGTCCGCCATCAACTGTCTCCTGATGTAGTCGCGTCTGCGCGCTAGTGACGTTTTGGGGATGCCTAGTACGCTCCCGGCTACCCGTAACGATAGTTGTTCAACGAAGAGGGCGTTGATTATCCATCTGTCTTCGTCGCCTAGTTTGTCTATCGCTGCACCTACCGCTTCTTTCAGCGCCATTGTTTCCAGCAGGGATGGTGTGGATGCCTGCTGGTGGGGGGCCAACTGCATCAATGCTTCGGTTTCTGTCAGGGGCCGATGCCCTGTTAGTGGCCTTTCCCGTTCGTTGTCGTTGATCCGTATGAACCAGTTGGTTGGGTCGGTAGGGAACTCTCTGCGCTGCGCCACGCATCAGAGTATACCCTGCTGAGGTAGCGACGGGAGGTTCTCCGGGTTGTCTTCGTCCAGATGCAACGCGCTGATGGGGATGTTGTAACAGTCGATGGTTGGTGACCATCCGTTGGATGGGTCTTCCCACACCCCGGCCTGCATGAACGTGGCTTGTTGGAGGAAGTCTTTCTTCGGTATGGCCCCCAGATACCATGCTTCGGTGCAGTCTTTGAGGACTCGCATGAAGGCGTAGTAGTCGCAGTTCTGGTTGGTTCCTATGGATGCCACGGAGCATTCGTAGTGCGGGTGTGGTGGTGAGGTGACACATTTGCTTTTGACATCGACGGTGCAGCCGTCTGGCATTTCCACATCCCAGTCGTATGTGTTGTTCTGGTTGGCTCCGGTGATCTCAGCGAAGACCAGTTCTCCCACGAACCCGTAGATGTTGCCATCGCCTTCGCGAATGGAGTTGTTCAACCGACCCATTTCGTCAGCCATCCGTCCAGCGTCCTGTTTCATGCGAAGCGTGACAGCGTGATGGATCACCGTTCTAAGCGGTCCACCTTGGATGCGTTGATGCGCACCACCTGTCCGTCGTCGTCCCACGCCACCTCGTTCAACGCGTCCAACGTCAGTTTGACGTAGTTGTCCAAGTCTCCCCGTAGAGTCTTGGCGTCGTGTGGTGATGAGGTGACGTGCAGGATGGTGGCGTCGGGTGAGTAGATGACCGACACTTCGATTGAGCCAGATATTTTTTCACCCACTTGGTCTTTCCATGCCTGCGCAACGTAGTCCTCTTCTTGCAGGGTGCTGGCTGGGGTGAAGACCTTGCCGCCTTTGGTGTGCCGGGGGCGGGCCTTTACTTTGGGTCGTCGTTCTACGACGACCGTGTATGAGTCGGTCACTGGTGCACGTCCTTGTATGCGTTGTCTAGTAGTTGGTTGAGTTGTTCTGTGCAGTCTAGGCGGTTGGCGAACTTGCGTCCCCATTCGATGTCGGCTTCGCGTAGTTCCAGTAGCGTAGACGTTCGGCTGTATCCTTGGCGTGTCATTGCGCACGCTAGTTTCCAGAGTGCTACGGATCGGTCCCCTGTTGGTTTGTGCTGTGAGGGTTCGGGACCCAGCCGCCGTATGAAGGCCGCTAAGCCCTCCAGACGCCCTGAGGAGGGGGTTACCCCCTGTACGGCCCTGAGAGGGCGCTGTGGGGGCTGCCAGAGGGCGCTGACGGCCTCCCATGCCTGTGTGGTGGGCCGGGTTGCGTGTGCCTGTGTCGTGAACTCTGCAAGAGGCATGGGTTCACCGTCTGCGGCAAGCACTTCGTTGTACCCGCCGGGGTTCCTCAGGTGTCCGTACGGGAGCCGAACGCCGTTCCCCCATCCACGTTGTGAAAGTTCAACTTGTTTAGGATTTACTTCGGTGGTGGGAGCATCAACCAGATCGCAAGCAGCGATCAACCCATGCCGCACATCGACAGCAGGCTGCGCCCCCTCAAAGAACACCCACAGATGAAACCCTTTGGAACGTGAGCGTTCCACCCACGCTGCTACACCCAGTTGACGCAGCACTTCCTGCGTGTTGCGGGCGTGAACATGGGACTCATCGAAGCCGGTGTCCCAGTCCACGCACCCCCAGTACACCCAGAAGTCGTTGTCCGACAGGAACAGTGGGTACACGCCAATGGATGGCCCCCGGTACAGGTGGTCATCGCACGTTACGATGAAGTCCTTGTCGTCGGCAGGTATGAACCCGCCGGATGGGGACTGCCACGGTCGGAAGCCACCCTCGTCCGGGTCGTCTATCGCAACCTTGCCGCCCCGAAACAGCAGGGCGAAGCGTTGGGATACCTCATCCATCATCCACCCTGCGCATTTGTCCGCAGCCGGGGCATCGCTCCCAGTCCCACCGGTCGGGGGTGTCAACCCGCTTCCACCTGTGATGCTTGAGGTGGGGGATGCCCCGCTTGTCATACTTCCAACACATGGGTTTGTCATTCGGACCCTGCACCGGGCATCAACTCCTCCCAGTACGGATGTATGTGCCCACACGCCGGATCCAAATAGTATGTCTGATCCACCATTCGTGCCGTACGCTTGTTCTTGCACACATTCAGATTGATGCTGTTCTCGTGGTACTTCTTCTCCCAGTCAGACAGGGTTTGCCGGTCCTTCTTCCGGTACACCTCTATGACGAAGATCGCTTCCTGCTCACCACCGTACCGGCCAGCGTAGATACCGGCAGAGTACCCGGGTTGTGCCGCACCACGTCCAGCCTGATGCACCAGCCCGATGGGGACACGCTGCGTCTTAGCCCAACGCTTCACCGCCTGAGCCTTAGAGGTCACGCCTGTGGCGTCTGACTCGCCCCCGGGTAGCAGTTCCAGATAGTCGATCATGCAGAAAGACGGGTTGCATCCCCACCAGTCACGCACCTCGTCCATTGTTTCCGCCATCATGTCCAACGAGAGCGACTCATCCACTATGGCGATGCGTGACATCTCATCCTTGGCCGTGTCACGCAGAGCCTTCAACGTGGCTTCATCGCCAGCCTTGATCGACTCCTCTACATCAGTGGACGACCGGCCTTGCAGCAGGCAGAAGATTTTCATTGCCACAAGTTCCCGTGGTTCATCCATGGAGAAGATGACGACGTGCGCTTCGGGGTCGTTCACCAGATTGGTGACCATGCTGTTCAACAGCATTTGAGACTTGCCGGTGTGCGACCGTCCCACCACCATCAGTACCTCACCCTTGCCGATGCCACGGGTGGCGAGGTCTATTTCAGGGAACCCCAGATACCATCGTTTCGCTGGGTTACGGATGAATCCGATCAGGTTGTCTACAACGGTGGTGGTCAGCGACC